TTAATTTTTATTGATGCCGGCGCGCAACGCCATGGCCGTTAGAGATGCCCATATTACCTCTTGTGCTTGTTTGGCATCAATAAAACCCATTATCCAACCGATCAAGGCCCAAACAAATCCGACCGCGGCTAAAATGTATGTTTTTTTGCCGCTCAAAAATTCAAATAAATTTGACATATTATTTGACATTAAAATAATTATTTAATGCGATATTTTTTAAATGTTCTTGTTTTGTATAGTGATGCCAAATCATGGCGTAAGTCGGTTCGGCCACCATGTTGAAATCCCACTTGCCATAGATCCAAGCGTTCATTTCCTGCCGACTTGGCCGACGGCCCAATTTGCTTACCACCCACCAAAAACTTCGTGCTTTCCATGCCAACTCGCGCGCATTGCTGAATGGCTGGCCATACCGCAGATCCACCGGCAATAATTTGTAATCCTCATCTCTAAAAAGTGGCTCCGGATTTATAGCCCCAAAATATCCATTATTGGAATCTTTAACAAAACTATCGCCTTGTTTGTAAAGAATTTTAATACCAAAATGCAGATGCGCGCCGGTTGTCCATTTGCCGGTATTATCTGACCATGCCGCCACTTCACCCTCTTCAATCCAATTACCGACTTTTGTATTTTCTTTTTGTAGATGATAATATATCGCTTCCAGTTTTATTTTTTGTCCCTCAACTTCAAATTCCAGCGATTCAATTTTCACTTCACGCCCAGCTTCCACATCCACACCGCTAATCGTCACATGCCCGGCAAATGTGGCAAAAACTGGTGTGCCAGACGGCACTAAAAAATCAATCCCATTATGTCCCTGCATACCAAGTTTCTTATAGAAATCAACATAATTGGCGCCGAATGGTTGGGATATCCAATCCATGCCAGTACGAAATTTTTTATCAATTGGTAATCCAATTTTTTTGATTTTAGCAATGTCCTCCGGATTTAATCTTTTAAACATATTAATCTTTCAATTTTATTTCAATCTGCGCGCGCAATTGCATGACAGTCGTGATAATTTCTGATGATAAAGTTTCAATATTTTCATCAATAATTTTCAATAATTCAATTTTAAGTTGAGATTTGGTCATATTAGCGATAATAATATACCGTTATTGTCGGCCCAGTATAATCAGAATCGGCCGAGCCATTTGGAGAAGCATACAATTTAGTTGTTATTGAATCTCCAGACCAACTGGCACTTAATTGAATCGAATTAACATATCCGCCTCCTCCGCTCGAACCTTGAACAATCATAGATGCCTGGTTGGAAGTTGCCCCGACTTTTGAGATAACAATTGAAGCGGCTCTTTCGTGTGTGCCATTGCTAGAATCTCCAGTTTTAGCGCCAAAAACCTTTACGATAGCAATCCGCGCTTTTGATGGTGCGGTATGAACATTGGTTCCTCCCCCACTGCTTGTATTGCCCAAATATTCAAAACTGCCTTTTACCAAAATAATCTCTGTAGTTGAAATTGCAATACCCACCAAAATCTCATATGTCCCCACAGAAGTGCCAATCGTTCCATCATCTTGCACATAATATTTTGAGCCGCGCGAGAGTCCGCTAAATCCTTTTACAATTACACCTTCACCCATATACACTTGAGCGAATGCGCCAGCTCCCACATTTTGGCCTGATTTAACAAAACCGACGAATTCCAGCTTTGTTTGATCATTACCATCACAAAGCCCAATCCAACCCGATCCTGAATTGATATAAAACGGCTTGGGTACGGTTGTTGTATCTATTGCCTCGGCACAGATCAATTCCAGCAGACCATCTCTCGCGTTTTGAAAATTTGAATTAAGAGTCGTCCCCGGCAATAAATCGCCGGCCGTAAAAGTTGTTAATGGTTCTCCCATATTAAGAAATAGTTAAAGTCCAATCGATTGTTAATGTCTCGGTATTGGATTTGGTGACATTGATGGCCACTCTTGAAACCAAAACGCCGGAATTGGCCGCACCGGTGCCGTTAGAAAAAAGCCCGGCCTCACGATAAGTGCCATTGCATTCTGCCGCGCCGAAAAATCCAGTCACATAAGCAATATTGTTGGCATTTGTTTCCGATGCCGTTTGATTACGGTATGACTCTGTCTGCAATTGAGTATCAGAATTAGCCGGCACATTGGTACCTGTACCAAGTGCCACATAATTAATACGAGGTGCATTATCCGGTGATGCATCGGTCAAATTATTGGCAATCAATGTGCGGCCGACAGTCGGAATTAAATTTTTATAGGTCTGCACGCATTTAACCAATCCGGTTTTTGCGTCCCGAATTGTAAATTTCCAAATACCCTTTAAACAGATTTTTTCTTGTTTTGATTTCATAATTTTTTTGATTATGTACTATACACTATGTTTTTATTCCAATCTTGAACCATCGGCCAAAAATACTCGTTTATGTTTGTCCTGATAATAAATTGTGATATTAATATTATCAATGCTGGCTACAAGTGGTGCTCCGGATGAAAGCAATGATGCGGAAATTACGACTCCGAAATTAGCTGAATTTATATCATTGTAATCCCACGCCTCGCCCCATAAATCAGCTGATCCTCCATAAGTTTGAACTGTATCAACTAATGGCCACGCGCCGGCAATCGCTTTATTCGTAGAACCAATTGATCCATTGCTTTTAACAATTTTCACGGCATTGTCAGCCACTCCAACCAATTGATGAGTTGCCTTGCGCTCTATTTTTACTTCAATCCCTAAAATAATGGCTCCTATCGGGATACTGAATCCGAAATTGGTGGCTTTTAAATATTGTGTCGTGGCTGATCCTGCTCCGGGTATTGCCGCAGTCGCATAAACATTGTCGCTGACTTTCGCATTATCCGGATTAGTCCAAGCCAATGCGCCGATGCTCGCGTCATTTGCGGCCGTGCCGGGATTGATTTGTCCGGTATCATAATTTTGAAATGGAATCCAAGGCCCGGCAACGAAATCCACATCATAATTTAAACTTTGTACTGTTAATGTTTCTGCGAATGACATGGCCTCACTTTGTGGATTGTGCACCTTGCTTAAAGTTGGTGTGCCATCATCAATCGTAATTATTTCGGGGAAAGATTCTATCAAATCCAAAATTTCTTTTTTTCTCAAATTAACTTCTTTTGTTTTATCCAAAATTAAATTCTGCAACATTTCTATCATGCCGAATGTCCTGGTGGTCACCAGTGAAACATGATAATAAAATTGGTCGGCCGTGCGCATTCTGATATTCACTTTGTTGATAATATAATATTCATCCAAATCTCGGGCCGCGCTGACCACATGCAATCTTTGGCCTGATTTTAAGCCATCCACTTCTGTCTCAAAATCCGCTTCACTGATAGTCTGTGAATAAGCATATAATTCGGCGGCGGCGCGTTGGCGCGCGCCTTCTTTGGAATTGATTGTCTGGTCAATAATCAAATATTCATATTCGCCATTGCCTCCCTCGGCACTGATCATGGCCTCTACTGAAACATTATCTTTCTGTTTGATAATGACTGGCAAATAAGGTCGGCCGATTATTTTTAATAATTTGGCGTTTGATGGCGTATCGGTCTTTTTAAATTTCAAAACTTTTTCGTCTCTATTCCAAAGCGCGTCATGCAAATCAGGATCAGAACTAAAATCAATGCCGACATTCAGATTCGTACTTGATAAAGTCGCTTGGAAATCCTCATAACGATAGGGCAGATTAAACATGTAATCCACTCCATTCGTCTGAATTTCCGCTGTCAAAGTATCGGCTAGATACTCCCCTCCTCTGACAATAATCACATTTTTAACCTGCGAATTGTCGCGATTAATTTGCAGTGTTGGAAAAATATAACTGCCGTCATTGTCATTCAAACTGAACGGCGCGGCGTTTTCCTCTTTGTTGAAAAAATGGATATCTTTGTCATAATCAACATACCAATCATAATTAAATCGTTCAGCCAATTCTTTCAAACATTTGGACAGTGGCACATAATTAAAAGCGATATAATTAATTGTATTCGGACAATCTACATTGACACCGGTGAATCCGGTTGGCGCCCAATTGGCTATTAAATCGGCAATGATGGCATTGATTGTCATATTTTCATAAACTTCGGTCACTAATTTGCCATCTAAAAGCCGGGTATAATCCACGCATTCAATTTTGTAGCCGATGATATTATAGGCCTCCGGCGCTTCCTCAATTGATAGAATTAAACCGCCAAAAATCTTGGTAGCGTCGCGATATATTATCACCTCATGCCCTAAATTCGGCCGATAAGTCGTATCGCCGTATGTTTCAATTATGAAAGAACATCTATCAATCCGACTTGTTAAAACATTCTGAATTTTTAAACTTTGCCAATCAATGCGCTTGGTTCGGTCTATACTATCGATTAAAACTTGCACCGCCATATTAGACTCTTAAATTCTGTTTCAAAATCTTGATAAGTTTATCGCCAAATTTCTCGGCCGCGTCTTCATCCAAATACATGCCGCCATTGATATTGAGTGTAATGCCGCCAATGCCGACGCCGGCAGGGATGACTGTTTCGCCGCCATGCAAAATTGCCGGCACGGCCGCGCCAAAAGGCGCATTAATAAATCCTCCATTTTGAAATTTGGGCAATGCTTTTAATAAAGGCGCGACAGTTGGTGCAACAAAGCTACTCAATCCTGATAAAATTCCTCCGGCGCTCTCTTTGGCAAATTCCCTGATTTTATTTAATGCTTCGCCAATTTTATCAATTAATTGTTTGAACCAATCAATAGCTTGTTGAACTTTGAAAATAACAGTACCGAGAACATCTGCCACAGCTAAAAATCCTTTTGTAAATTCACCGGCTATTATTATAGAAGCTCCCAACACTTAATTCGGTAATAAAAGGTGTGATGCCTTCCGCCACTGCCGCGCCAACATCCTCTTTCAAATTTGTCCAAACAATACTCAGTTGCTCTAATTTTCCAGCGGTAGTATTGGCCATAGTTTCGGCCGCTCCTCTAACCTTATCGTGAGTTAATGCCAAAGCATCTTCTACACTCGTGCCTTCTTGCACGGCAATGCCAAATTCTTTTAAAATCCTTGTACCGCCGGCATGCACTTTCATTAAAGCGCTAGTTGCTTCTTCTAATGATCGGCCAGAAAAAGCGGCTAAATCCATGGCCAATTTTACATCTTCCTGCGCCTGTTTAGCATCCTTGGTTACTTGAAATAATTTGGCAAAAGCCAAAGAGGCGGCCTCATCATCAAACGCCAATTTAATCGCCGACTTTCCGACTTCGCTCATTTTTTCTTTTAACCCGGCCATCAAATCAGTCGTGACTCCTAATTGATTTTTTAAATTAACTAAATCATCGCCTGATAATTTATCCAAACTATTTGACAAAGCTTTATTGGCGATAGCCATTTCTTTTTCTGCTTCAACAAAAGCATCAAAAGATGCTTTGGCAAAAGAAGTCGCCGCGGCAAACGCGCCGGCAAGACTTACTCCCAAGGTGGTAGCCAACCCAGCGGCCAAACCTTTTAATCTCCCCAATCCATCGCCTACATTATTAAAAGCGCCTCCGGTTTTATTCTCGGCTGAAATTACTACTTTTATTTCTTCATTAGCCGCCATATTTATGATTAAATATTTCAATTAATGCCTCAATAAAATCGCTGGTATTATCTTGATATAATTGTTTCTCTGTCCATTTCATCTCAAAGCAAATTGTGGCTATTTTATTTAAGTTTTTTTTTGAGCCGCCACAAAATTTTGAATTTCGGTAATCAAAAATTCAATGTCTTTCATGCCAAAAAGTTTTAAACTGTTTTCATCGATTGGGATTGGTTGATTTTCTTCATCAACAAAATTCCATTCTTTTATTAATTTCGGCAAAATTTTAAGAGTATATTTTATCTCATCGCCTATCTCTAAATTAATCGCATCACCAAAAAGCAGGCCGGAATAAATAATAATTTTGCTATCCTGATAGCTCGGCAAAGATATTTCTTTTATTTGTCGAAAATCTTTTAAAATAGGCATATTTTAGCTTAAATATTGACTTTTTAATAAAAATGTGCTATAATGTTGAATAGTTTTAATTTATGCTAAATTTGCACAATATTATGCCTTTTCTTTCAAAATTTGGATGGATATTGCTTGTAACAATTTTGCTCATTTTGTTTGCCATAAAAAGTTTTGTTTTCTTTTGGATATTGCTTTTTATTGGGGTAATATATTATATTAATTCAAGATATTTTATATCTAAAAAAGTTAAAATTTTATTTAAACAAAAAACTAATTCATACTCAAACTCCATTTCAGTACTTGATGCTAATCGTCAATCGATGCGCGAATATATTCAATCCGGTGTGTGTAAGTCAGTCGCAATTCTAGCCTCAATAGACAATAAAACTTGCAAGGCATGTCTTGATCATGACGCCAGAGAGATACCGATCGAAACACCAGAACAAATCCGTGCGGCTATGAATTGTGATTGGACAAAAGATTGTACAAACGAACATTGCCGATGTACTATAATTCCAATTACTAAATAATTTTTAAAGTTCTTCCAAGGAGTCCACGAATTCGTGGACTCCTTTTAATTTCTTTAATAACTGGCCACTTCATTCACGACATAGCAATTATTTATCACATTGCCATTCGTTATATCCCACAAAGCTGTGAAAGTGATTTTTTGTCTCGCAATCTCATCATTCTCTCTTGTCGGCTCCCAAGCTTCAAAATCAACGCGCGAGAGGTCTAATCTGAATGCCGGATTAGTCGTGCCAATAGTCACATCTGCATTTACTACATCGATGCGCGCGGCCTTATACGAACCATCCAGCATATAATTAGCATAAGTTCTATCCTCATAAGATAGATCCAACTCGCCGGTAATGCTAAAAGCTCGATTTAAAATATCCTCGGGCTGGACAGTGCCAAGCACCTGATCCATCATCAGATTTTTGGTGAATGTCAGTTTTAATGATTTCAAAGATATGGCGCTGGCCGCGTCCAGATTGCCGGTAAGAGCCGCGATTTTGAAGGCCAAATGTCGACCCAAAAATTTATTCTGCGCCACATAAGTCGCGCTGGCCGAACTTCCTTGTGATGATTTGGATTTGAAATCCACTACGAATTTGACAACATCTTCCGGCAAGAAATTCAATTCCATTTTTTCAATCATGGCCAATTCAAAAATCAAATCCCCGGCTGGTTCATCAATTTGCAGGGATAAACTATCATGCTGATTATCATTTTGAAGCGTGTAAGTATGTTTGTAAGCTCCATTGAAAGAAGCTGGTGTATCCGTACCCAAAACAGCCAACATCAATAAACCAAATGATTTATCCATGACATCTCCTTCCAAAGTCCCTTCGGCCCATTTCTGCGCCACCAATGATTGATTGCCAAAAGCTCCAATATTGCCATAGGAAAGCGCCGACCGCACTTTGGTGACTTTATCATCAAAAGATAAAACCGTTTTCGGTACCCAATATTGCGCGGCCACACCCACGCCTCGTGAACTTTCTTTGGCTATACCCAGATTACACAATCGTCCAATAAATTTTGACATATAAATTTATTTAAAAATTTAAATTAAGTTATGGTTGTTACATCTACATCAAGATGCACTTTAATCGTTATCTCTGCCACCCGATAGACATTTTCTCGCTCAACATAGCCCCAGCGCGCCGGCACGGCCTCAACATAAAGCATTGTATATCCGGCAGAAAGTAATAAACCGCTTAAAGTGTAATTTTTATCAAAGTCATCCAAGATGCTATCCACCAAAGCCCGACAAACTCGTTCAGCTTCGCTATCCCCTCTTTTTGTCCGGTCTACAAACACCATGCAGTTAAACGCATAAACTCTCTCATTGTGTATGGTTGTGGAATAATCCGACTCATTGCTTGATGGCGTTAAAGTCACCGCCGGGTCGCCTTCAAATTTACCAACCTCATAATCATAACTTTCCTGAATTAATGTGTTGGCTTCTAAAATGCTAATTAATTTATCTGATAAATTTTCCCACATAATTATTTGATTGCCTGTCTAATCGCTTCGGTAAAATATTTATCAATACTTCGTTTTGCGTTGTCGGCGCCTTCTTTCATAAATGGCCTACCTGACATTTTTGATGTGCCTTCATGCACGAAAATTGCGTAATTGGTCTTTGGCTGGACAATAGCTATAAGCGGAAAAAGTGTAGTAAATATGCTCGCGCGCAGTCTCCCTGTATCCACTGGTGTAACTTTTTTGGCTTCCGCTTCAATTTCAAAGGCCGATTTTTTTATTGCGAGCGTTAAATAATTTTTAATTTTATCCGGCACATTTCTGATTTTTTTTTCCAAATCTTGTATTGCCGATTTGATATTAATTGAAATTCGCATATCAACTTGTCTTTTCAATTAAAATCTCTTTGTAATCAATACTCCCGAACGATCGCGTGGTCACGCCGCCTTTTTTCACTTTGTAAAAATTTCCATCATCATCTTTCAATTTGTCGCCATCCTGAATAGTCACGCTGGTATCCACCCAAATCCGATAGGTTTTGCCATAAACGCCGCCGATTAGGCCTGTCCGTTCCGCGTCTAATGGCTGTAAATGCCCTTGACAAGCCGTAACCGTGGTCATGGCTATCTTATCCCCTGATACGGCCGTTAAACGCGAAATAATGACCGTTTGATTAAGCCAATGCGTCAGTTTCATAGGATCGGTACCCTATATTGATTTAAAATATTATAAATGCCAATGGGCTCGGCCGCTTCATCAATGGCCTTGTAAGTAAAAGAAACATCTCCAACCTGTTCATGCGTTGTCTCCCCTCCTTTCAAATATTTGCGCAAAACATTAGCCATGAGCATAGTGGCCACCAAAACAATATCCGCCGGCGCGGTTGTTTTGCCAAAACTAGCCGTCACTTTCAAAGCTTTTTCACGATTCGGCCACGATCCGATTCGTCCATTCTGCATTAAAATCAATTTATTTTTTCCTGTCTCATTCCAAGGATAAATCCGATAATCTTCATCAATCGTCAATGTTTCTTCCACATCGCCATCCGCGTCCAATATCTGTACGCTAGTTGGATTGCCTTCAAAATCATCAATATAAATTTCGTCGCTTCCATAAGTATCATAATATTTAGTTGCGACGGCAATATCTTTAAATTTCCTGCCGATGTAATTTTCAATCCAATTATCCACCGCGTTTAACCAAGCGGAAATATAAGTATCAAGAGATGCCGGCAAGTCCTCTCCCAAATATTTCTCAACATTATTTTTATTTGTATAGTTGGACATCTTTTTGTTTTTTTAATTTCTTAATTTTGACATCAGAAATTCTAACCATTTTATCCCGAACATTAGGAAATAATCTGTCTCGGCATTCTTTCAATTGTTCTCTCCAATCTTTTTGTTCGCACATATTAGCTGTTTGTTTCTGCCCCCCTTTTATTGGGGAGCAGTTTAAAAAGCCAATTCAAGACTAAGGTATATTGTTCAATGCTCTGATGGCATCTCCCAATACAACATTGCCGGCAATACGCTCCACCACGCGAATGGCGGTTTGATCTTTCGTAAAAGCCGTCTCTGTATCTTGGGAAATCTTGACCGTCATCTGTTTGCGATCGCCTAACCAATAACCAAGCTTGTAATCACCAAATGTGATAACAGCCTCGCCAATATAATCTTGTTCAATCGCCGGATATCCGCCCAGCGTTGCCGGCTGACCGGTTGTTAAAGCCGGTTGCCACATATATTGGCCATTGGAGTCCTTGAGTTTGCGTAACTCGCGGACATTGGCGCGCGCCACCAAGAATTTGGCATTACCACGATATGCCTGCGGAAGATCATAGATTATATCTATAATGTCATCGTAATCCAAGTTGCCAGAACACGCCCGGGCCGTAATGGTGCCAGCGGTGATAGCCGTGGTCAAACCAGTTGGCTGGGTCGTGCCGTTGCCTTGGCAGATAACTTTGTCTTCCTCATCTTTGATAGCGTCAGCAAACAAATCGATGATCAATTTCACGACATCAATATCTGTGCTATCCTCGACTAATTCGTCGGAAGCATAGAGAATGGCCGCTACTTTTCTGGCAGTCAAAGTGGCCTCATAGAATTCAGCAGAAGTGGTGGTTTTGGTCTCATTTTCAGCAGTCCAATATACTTTTGGACGGCTCTGCAATGTCGGAATTTTCATGACATCCTTTTTCATGGGGATGACACGAACCAATCCGCGCATTGTGAAAGGACCAGTCAATGTTTTGATAAGTTCAGCTCGGAACTCATCAGGGAACAAATAACCGCCATCAGCCGCCGTACCCTCGGAAAGCGCTTTGCACACAGTGTGATCTTTCGTAACCAAAGCGTGATAAAAAGCGACAATCTTTTCCTCGGCAGTCAAGGCATCTTTATTGGATATATCTTTGCCATTAAGAATTTCCAGCATTTTTGAATTTACCTTTTCTTTGCCATTTTCCAAATTCAAATTTGCCATGATTTCTTTAGCTATGGTCTGCCCAATTTCCTTGGCTTTCTTCTCTACATCCTCGCCACCATCAGCTGGCGGTGTATTGTCAGCCGGAGGAGTTATGGGAGGATTTGCCGGAGGCGCTCCACCATCATTCTCTTCTTCAATGTAGGTTTTGACTCCATTGATCATGATGTATTTTTTCATACTATTATTTTTCTATTTTCTTAATTTTGCGCACAATAAATCCAATTTGATTATTGAGCGCCTCAAGAGTCTCTTTTAAAATCAGCTCTTGGCTACGACCTTTATTTGTTTTTTCAATTTCATTCTGTATCTTCAATATTTGCGGTTCAACATTATTTTTATTATCTTCGCTCGCGCTATCAGCATCCAATATCCCTTGCAAAGCGGCCATAGCCGCTTCAATTGTCGTGCGATTTTTCTTTGAAAGCACTCGCCCGGCCTTCTGCTCCGTTTCCATTTCTTCAATATCCACATAAACTGTTTTGCCAACATCCGGATGGTCTTTTACCCATTGCTTGGCTTCTTCCAATGTCCAATCATCATCTTTTGGAAAGCGCAATGATTGCAGAGTGGTAGTGTCTTCGCCCTTTAATTTGCCAATTATGCCATTGATGCGCGGTTTATCTTTTTTGATTTTTATGGTGCGAAAACTATCATCCTCAAATAAATCGGGATCTTTAATGCGATAGCGGATTTCATTATCGATTTCATCCCAAACTTTTGTCTCGGCCTCCACTTCATTCTCCACCCATTTATTGATTTTGTTTTTATCTTCCTCAGTCATCTCCTTGATTGATTTTTCAATGACTATCGCCGCTGGATTTGCCGGAATCGGTACGGCGGAAATTTCTAAAAGTTCTAATTTTACTTTTTGATTTTCGCCTTGACCTTCATAATGAGGAATAAAACCAACACTAAACGCGGTCATTATACCCTCTTCATATAATTTTTTGATCTCGCGCGCGTGTTGGGTAAATTCGTGAAATACTGGCTCAAAAACTAATTTTTCCCCATCGCGTTTGATACTTTTAGCCAAACCGACAGGTGGCGAATAATAATCATGCGCCCATTGCAAAACTGGATTCTTTTTAAAATTTTTCAAATCCCACGCGTCAATCGATAAACTTTCACCATGGCGGTCAATGGTTTCATCCGTGGCCACGGCCAACATTTTGCCATTGATATTTTCAATAAAAGCTTTGGCTAAAAATTTTTTCATATTGTTAATGCTTCAATATTTAAATTATTTAATCGATTAAATTTAAATTTTTTGCCGTTTATTTTTTCTTTGGCCACTAAAAAACTGTCTATTTTGTTATTTGAATATCTAAAATTTTTAGGATTGAAAGGCAACATTATGCCATTTTTAGCTATATGATCTTTCATTTTTAATGGTATATCTTTGTCCTTTTCAAATTTTATTCCGCCTTTGATTGAAAACATATTTTGGTAAATTAGGGGCATTTTGCCTTGCCCCATAGGCGTTAGGAAAGGTTGGCTGGTCGGATAATATCCGGCAGAATGCTTGTAGGAATGTTGAGGCCGTATTTAAGAATCAACGCCTGATTGACCGTTCCCTCTATTTGCAATATTTCCTCCAACATCGCAACTTGGTCTTTTGACAATCCGTGTCTGATTGCACCGAAGGCATAGACGCACCACCGTTGTGTCTTCTCCGTCATTTTTATCCTCCCACAAATGTATGGTTTCCTGCTTGCACCACTCGCACCAGCTGACTTCCCTATAGATGGCTGTTTCCATCACTCCCTCCTTTGTTTTTTTAAACTATTTTTTACGAAGTAATATAATTTGCCATGCCTGTGACACAATCAATATAATGAATGCTCCCGCGATTGATCTGAACCACCATATAAAATCCGATACTTGTGATTTCAATACTGCAACATCAATTGCTATTCCAGTATAATTTTTTGTCAGCGCAGTAAAATCATCATTCAGAACAGTAATATGTTTTGCATTTTCAGTTGTTAATCTCATCAATTCAGAATAATCCATATTTTTAAACAGGCGGTAAAACATATCCCCACAATTCCACCGTAGCCGTGTGAGTCGTCGCCGTACTTCCAATTGTTATATCCAATTTAATCGCATCTGCGGCCGCAAATGCACTACAAGTAATTGATGGTATAAACATCTGATAATTATTCATTGCATTCATTGCATTGTGGATAAGAGTTGCAGGAATAAATTGATCATAATTTGGCGCTCTGCCTATTCTCAAAGTAGGCATTACAGTAGCTGTATCCGCCGCGGTAATTATTAAAACCGCTTTTGTAATAATCGTATTTGCTAATGCCGAAGCAATAAGCGTTATTTGTCCTGCGGTCTTCAAATCAATCCCTGCAACCGAAGCAAGTTTTGTTAAAACTAATGCGCTTCCACTTTGAAGATATGCTCGTGTAACCGTACTATCTCCTCTCGAAGGCGGATCTGCTTCAATTTCACTATTGATTATTCCGACTGTTGCTAATGGCATAAAATTAAAATTAAATTATAAAATTATTCAACAATTACATACGTCATTACTCCTGACCAATTTATAGTCGTAGCCGCTACTCCTGTTACTCTTAAGCGTAAATCATTACCTGTAACATCAAATGTCGCATTCCACGTTGCATCGCTTTCAACTGTATGAACTGATGTAATTGCACCTTGAATCACCGCGCCCGCTCCCGCGCGATAAACTGTCACATCCAATTCATAGCTGGCTCTGTTTGCATCCGATGTGGTTCGTCCCACTACAATACCTTTAACATGAAAAACTTTACTTGTCGCGGCAAGCGTAAATGTAGCCACCGTAGTTATCGTAGCATCGGTCGTCTGAACCACTCCTCTCACCTGAGAGTATCCACCATCCTTATCAATAAATGCTTTTTCAGTAGTCCAAGCGTCATTATAAAAGGAGACAATTTTTCCTGAAGTTAAAGTAGTGATAGAACCCACTTTTATGCTTGTTCCCCCATCTGCTACTCTGCCTGCGATAGAGAAAGAATTGCCGGTATTAACACTAGTAACTCTGTCAGTGTCAAATCCCAAACCACTTAGGAGAGCAGTTCTTACTCCGTTACTTGCAAATCCAAGTTGACCATCTGAAATCCAATACAATCCCGTATTAGGATCTCCCAAAAATGAAAATGAAGGTAAAGATACCGTTCCTGCACCAACCCCTATATTCCCATTAAATCCAGCTGCCCAAGCTCGGGTTATTGTCATATTCGCACCAGCTGTTGGTGCACCTGTAATATAGAAAGAATAGGCATCTGTCATTGTTAATGCGCCGCCTGCGTTCCCAACATAAGTCGGAGCTTGAATCACGACCTCTCTTTGAGTTGCAAGAGGTCCCGCTCCTGCTGCCCAAGTTTTTGTTGCAGAGAAGTTGAAATTTACTCCAATACATTCTGTTGCAGCGGTAAGCCCAGTATGTGTTCCGCCAGTGATTGTCATTGCTACGGGAAGTCCAGTTGTCCCGCTAGCTTGACTGATGTTATGAAATAACGCACCACCAATGCTCAGCTGATTGTCGGCGTGTGAAATAAGAACATCTCCTGCGCCAAAATTGATAACGCCGCCAACTGCTAAGAATAAATCAGAAAATGCTTGTCCTGAAATGCCCAATGCCGCTCCGTCATTCGCAGAAGGCGCAATATTACCACCTGCAACAGTAAATAAAATATCACCTAAACCAGTTGAAATTATAGCATCCGTGCCATTATGTGTAAGACTCAACCATTGAGTTGTGTTCTGATTTCTTGAATGCAGGAAAATAGTTGCGTCGGTAGAATTACCATGCGCGAAATCAAAAACACTATTCGCATTATCAGCAATAACCAAATTTCTGCTTCCACTAACGCCTAAAAATAATGCATCGGTTGTTTGCGTAGTATTCCAAGCCAAAACAGCATCCGGTGCGATAGGTGTATTTCCCAAAGATAAGGGAATATTATCATTGACATGAAGTGTGCCGGCAAAGACTGCAATTCCAGCGTCAGCATAAATCAATCCGTCCACTTCCAACTTTCCGCCAACTAACAAATCACTCTGCGCAACCAATCCCTGACTAGATGCAACATTGCCTACGCGCAACGGCCCGGGTGTCGCCGGCCCCTGCATATAACCGGTAATGGTCAAAATATCTGTAGATGCATCGCCAAAATTAAGATTTCCGGTAATAGTTAAACTGCCATTAATAGTCAGATCATGATTAATGGTGTAAGGACTTCCGCCTACTTGAAAAATAGGACTATTAAGCATAAAATTTCAACTAAGGATTTTGAATAAAAGTGACATACAAAGTCGCGGCTGTTCCGCCAGCGACATATTGATAATATAAAGTCAGAAAATCAGCTCCGATATTCAAACTTTCCCCGGCCGGAACCAATCGGCTATCGCCATCGATAATATGATCAAAATCTAACAAAACATCTGACGGCCCATAATTAAAAATTGAAATTCCGCGAATCATTGAACCCAAAGTATGTGTTTGTGCTACTGCACTCGCCACCAATTTTTTATTTAGAATTTTGCCCGGCATAAATTTTAGATTAAATATTTAAGATTTTACTTTTGGAATTATTGTACATCGGCAGTTGGGATGAAGCGGCGGCGCTCCCACATCTTCATAATCCACCGCGAATCCGGCTATTGTATCGCCTTTATCAGCAAAATTTTCATCCAAATCAACCGTCTTACCATCCATATCCGCGCAATATTCACAGGTTCTCTCATCAAAAGCCGTCAACCAAATCTTTGCTTCAACCACTCCGCTCTCTTTGTAGGCCTGTTCTGTGCCATAATTACTCGCGCGGATAACCTCTGATCGTGCTATTCTTTCCGAGCGATATTTCTTCATTTCATCAAAAATTGTTTCAACTCTTTTTCTTAATTGTGGTATGGATTCACCATTTGCAACCCCATCTGATAATGTCTTACCGAGCTTATCATTAGTCTCCTCGGTGATTTCCTCGCTAAATTGAAATGATCTCTCCTCTAAAAAATTTTGTACAATGGGATTGCTTAAATCCAAGTCATCATCCAAACCCAGCAAGATAAAACCATCTTTGCCGCCTTCTTTTATGATTGATCCCATTAATGGCTTAAAAGTCTTTTGTGTCTTTTTAGTTTCTTTCTTTTTATCCAAAAGCCATTTTTTAATATCATCGGAAGCCGCTTTTTCCGGCATGATATTTAAAACTTTCGCGCTCTGGTCATTAAAAATCTCATCCATTTTTTCAATCCACTTTTTCTCAAAACTATCAGTCTTAAATATTTTGGCCTCCCAAAATTTTTGATTTATATCCTTATCGGTTTCCGCGGACTTTTTTTTTCCTTGTTTTTTTAATGTCCTACCCAATAATTGTTTAACAATCGGCGTTAATTTCTCGGTCAATGTTTTCTCTATCCGTTCTTTGTTTGATTGTTTTTCGTTTGTCTTTCTGTTTCTTGCCGATAATTGTTTTTGAATCAATCCATCAATTTGTTTCTGCTCCTTAATTTGACCGATTGGATTGACTGTAAAAGGAATAAAGATTTGATCTCCTTCCGGACCGATGCCTTCAAGATTTTCTTCTTTTCTGACTTCATTGATAGTGAGAAATCCGGAAGACAACCCTGTCTTATAGTAGTTCAATTTGTTATCCAAATTTTCCGGCACCGGATCAGTAAAACTTAAAAATAAATTTTCTGAATCGGGAAATTGTGGCAATAAAAATTCATTCAATTGCTCAATCAATCTTTGCATCTTCGGTTTTATAGTCCGTTTGGCAAAAACATAATCAGTGGCCTCGGCATTTGCCCGATTGACATCATCCGTAATGCCCAGCGCCGTGCGCGGCACGCGGAAAATACCCAAAATTTTATCTCGGCTAAACCGTTGCTGTTCAAGAAAATCCATATCCTTTTGGCTCATCTGCATTGGTTTCCAATCCAATCCTTGCTCCAAAATCATGGCTTTATGCGCATTATCAATACCTTTGTAAAGCCGTTTAATATGGAATTCCAGATATTTCTTTGTTTCTTGTGTTAATTTTTGATCTGTTTTCAAGATAGATCCCGGCATGGCTGAATTGTAAAAAAAGTTGCGATTAAAATCTTCGCTGAAATTATCAATATCAACTGTCTTGACAATCGCCTGCAAAGTGCCTCTGCCCCTAAAAGGTCTCGTGTTATCCGGGACTTTTAAAAATAAAACATCCTCGCCTTCCAACTGAATTGTCTTACCTTGATTGACTCTATATTTATATCCATCAATATAAGTATCTTTACCCGGGATCACATCAATCAAGTCGGGTCTTAAAAGTAAAATATCAGTGATTTTTCCCCCTTGCTTGACTAAATACCAAGGCGCTTCGCCGGATAATTCAAGATATTGTTGAGTCAACCAAAACAAATCAAACTTAGTTGTAAAATCATTCGCGCGATAGAGTAGATCTAAAATAGGATGACTTAACTGTTCTTCAATTCCTTTATTTGTTTTTTTGTAAAGGTGCAAATCAATTGCCGCAACCTCGTCGCAGATAACGCTGGCGCAGGCATAAACCCATCCAGTAGCGGCATTTAAATAATCCTTGGTTTTATTCAATGGCTGGGCTTCATCCAAAAACAATGGCTTTTCAATCAAATCACCAAAATCGATTGCTTTTTCCTCTTTTTTCAAAGGAGCAGTTTCTTTGATAATCGCTTTGGCTTTTTCATCGATATTTTGGTATAAATCCAAATCCATAAAAATAAACAAAAAAATGCGCCTCTTCGGCGCACTTAGTCCAAAATTTCTAGGACACGCGTAGTTCCTAAATTTATTATACCATCTATATATTTTTTTTCAATTTTTTGTCAATCTTCGCTTGTGGATAATTATTGAAATCTACCCAAGTGTCATCCAAATCTACCCAATAAAAGAAATGCCGATTTCGTTTGTTTCCTTTTCTAAATCTTGCAAAGTTATCCGTTTAAAATCCGATTTGATATTCACCATCCGACCGCACCAAAAACATTTAAGCTTAAAATTTGTTGTAGGCGGCAAATTAGCATCTTTTAATAAGAGCTTCTTGCAAGAGATATTTGGGCAATGTAAAACTATGCCTTGCATGTCAAATAATTAAAATTTCCGGTTGCGGATTTTCTTCGTTTTTAAAAGTCATGGCTGTACTCCAAAAACTGTCAGCATGACCTTCCGGCGTCTCAATGGCGTCCAAATCATTCGTTACCATAAGCATTTGTTCTAACATGCGTCGATCATTCAAAAACTCAATTGATTTGTTTGAAAGCGCTTTATCAAATTGCGCGGCCATGGAATATTTCTCTTTGCTGGTAAAAACAACCGGCTCCATTTGCGGCGGCAAGATGCCCTGCTCGGCAAATCCCTCAAATTCTCCTCGGGTATTATCATAAAATAATTTATTCATCCCCAACATCTCAATTGCCAAAGTAAGATAATCCAATTGGTCTTTGTAATCCCATCCATCCATCCATTTTTGATGCAACATTTTTCTTTTGTCTTTGATAATTTCATAAACGACAAGATGCGCCGGATGAGTCTTTTTGCCAATATCAAATCCTCCAACAACATCATTTTTTGTTTCATATTTTTTTAAAATGCCGATATCATTCAGTTTTGGATTGACCAACGAATAAAGTATGCCTCTTTTGATAAAAGCTTCTTCGGCATAAGTTGGCGAGCATTGGTATTCCTGCTTAAATAATTTGTCGCCTTTTTCCCGGCGCCTTGCCTGTAATTCATCCCATCCCATCCATTCTGGCCATAAGACAATTTTATTTATCTCATCTTGGATGGCCGGAGTAATCATCGTGGCAAACCGACTCATGATATTTTTGTCAAAGAAAAAATCATCATTAGTTTGCGGAGTGCCGCAGATATGCAATTCATCCTGCGACATATCCAAAATTTGTCCGCGCATGATTTCATTGATTTTTTTAATGAGCGTAATGACCATTTTATTTGACGGGTCTTGAAAAGGATCATCCACATAAATCAAAGGCGCGTGAATACCGCGTTTAAATTCCAAGAGTCCGTGCGGTTCCAAAGTGATAAAATGTTCATTATCCCAAGTAAAAGAAATCACACTCTCGGCGTTTTTCTTTTTATCAATGAGACTGTCAAAGAACGGATTGGATTTGATGGCATGTTTAATCTTGGCTACATGATAAGCCGCCATCTGATATTGGTAAGAAAAATAATGCGCTTCCAAATTTTTATCCCAATTGCGCATAATCTGCCACATGAAATGATCATATAGCGATACTGATTTCAAGTGTTCGCGCGGCCCGACACGCACGGTCTTTTTGTTTGATTGTAAAAAATCGCAAACAGTATCAACATATTTTCCGCCCACAAAACCATTGGGAAATAAACTTAATGATTGCGAGAAAATAATCTGCGTGAAGACTCGTAAACTATCTTGCGCTTTGGTTATTATTTTGATTTTCTCGTAGCTCATTTTTTGCTTCTTTTATAGCTCTTAAAATATCAATCATGGCGACTCCAACAGTGCCGGAATGTTTAAGATTAATTTCTTCGCCAACTTTGCCCAATCCTCTCTCTAAAAATTCCTTGGCCGCCATCACTTGCGCCGGGCCACCCATGCCTTGCATAACCTGCGCCAAAACCTTTGCGGCCTTGGAAAGATTGCCGCGAATAAAATCTTGCACTTCTTCAATTTCCAACTGCACCATGTTATCCGCATACTCTCGATAGCACTGCGCCAACGGGCCGCCTTTGTAAAACCACCATTTTATCGTTCCTTCGGCAATTTCAATTCCGTAATTTTGTTTTATTTCTGCGGAAATTCTTTTGTATGGATGACCCTCATATCTCTTTTGTATCGCGAAAAATTGATAAGCCGAAAGTAAGGATAAGTTAGCTGATTTTAATCGCTTTGTCTCCTGTGAATTGTTCCCATCGTTTAATGATGACATCGACATATTTGGGGTCTAATTCCATGGCGTAGCATTTGCGGTTTAATTGTTCGCAAGCCATAAGCGTTGAACCGGAGCCGCCGAAAGATTCTAGCACGATATCGCCGGCCACACTTGACTTCTTCAAAGCCCGTTCGGCGAGCCGAACGGGCTTTTGTGTCGGATGCACATATTCAGCAGTCTTATCTCTTTTTTCAAACCAAATATCTGGCAATTCCTGAAAAGAATCATAATCTAAATTGAAAACATCTTTGTAATCGCAAATCTTTTTATTTCTAAAATGCGTTTTATCTTGTTTCCAGCCAAAAAAACACGGCTCGCACATCCGATGATAATCTTGACCGCGGCTAAAAACCATGCATTCTTTTACCCAAGTCAATTGTTGGCTCATCTTCCAGCCGGACTCTTTGAAAGCCAATAAATTAATTAAACCGTTTGAATTAAAAGCCAACCACCAATAAATACAGCAATCATCCATAGAATGCAAATAAAGATTTTTTAAAACATCAATATAAAACTGCAAACAGTCTTCATTTGATTTGTTATCATTAAAAATTTTATTGCCGTTTCCATATTTGCCAGCGGAAATAGCTATTCCGCTGGCACTTTTGTAATCTACATTATATGGCGGATCAGTAAAAATCAAATGCGCCTTTTGTCCATTCATCAATTTTTCAAAATCTTCCAATTTTGTGCTATCTCCGCATAACAATCGATGCTCGCCGAGCTGATAAAGATCGCCTAATTTTGCTTGAGGTTCAATAATTTTGTCATGCTCTGCCTGCGCATCAAAATTATCTTCTTCCACTTCGCCCAAACCAAATCCTTTATCCAATTCCTGACTTTCAAAACCAATTTCCAAAAGAAGGTTTTTATCAAAATTCGCGAGCAAATCCCAATCCCATTCGCCGGTGTTGCGGTTAAGCCTTAAATTGAGCTCTTTTTCGCGATTTTCATCCAAGTCCACATAAACCACCGGAACCTCGGTAAAACCCAAATTTGACGCTATTTTGAGCCTTTGGTGCCCTCCTATAACCACATTCTCCCGGCCGGGATGACTATTTACGATAATCGGGTCTACAAGACCGAATTTCTTAATACTTTCCGTCAGATCCCGCGCCTGTTTTTCTGTCATCTGCCGCGGATTATAGTCCGCCGGTTTTAACTCGTTGATTTTGATATTGATGATTTCCGCCATATTTTGTAATTAAAAATCTTTTCAATTTCCAAAAAATCCTCCAATTTTCTCACTACATAATATAAACCGCCGTGCTCTCCGAATAGTTGCTCAAAATTTTTCTGCATATCGCTTTGCATTCCTTTTTCTGTTTTAAATTCAATCCCCAAAAGTTGACCTTTACATAATAAAAATATATCGGGCAATCCGAGAAAACATCCTAATCCTTGCAGATTGTACCACCAAAAATATCCTTTCATTTTGATGTAAGAAATCACTTGTTGCCGGATTTGTTTTTCCTTAAGCGATTTTGGTCTCATGAGATTTTAAAATTAAATCATTTATCAATTTTTTATATTCTTCCACGCTATATTTTACATCCCATTTCTCTTTAATTTCCACTAATCTTTTTGCGGCTTCATCTTTGCGATTTTTTTCTTCCAAAAAGAATTTTAATTCCTTATCGTTTTCTACCACCGGCATACCCAGCGCCCACGAAGTCAATGTTTTATTTGTTGATTTAAATTTAAAACGACCGGTGGAAAGTTTTGGATTAATTACGATATCCCCTCTTAAAATATCTCGATTAACTGTATTCGGCCCCCACGCAATATTGGTAATATCAATTTTATTGACAAAATTGGCCGCCGGATGAAATGGCGAGTCTGAAATGACAATCAAATCCAATCCCAAATCAATTAATGGTTTTGTTGCCTGATGAAGCGTTGGAAAATTATGAGAATATCCAAACCAAACCACGGATTTGGCGCGGCCGGTGTGTTCTTTTCTATCCCGGTGACTGTCTAAATCTATTCTATCCGGAATAAACCAAATCGGTTTGTTAGTAAAATGAACCGCCGCCTTTGCCAATTCAATGGATGATGTCGTAATAGCATCTACATATTGCATCATCTCAATTACTCGTGATCCGGCCTCCATCCAATCCGGATCGCAAATATCCAAAATTTTAATGCCTTTATATGTTTTGGCATAATCAATCCAATAGGCCTTTTGGAAAATTATCACATCATAATATCTCCCCTGTTTAAATCTTTCCGCTTCCTGCCAGTATTTAATTGGCCAATCGCAACGAATGCGCGACGATCCAATATTGAATTTTCCTTGCCATTGGTCAAATCCAAGAAATGCTATTTTCATAATTATTTTTTAGAATTAAAATCTTTGATTGTCTTTTCAATAAAATCAATCCATTTCTGATGATAATGATCCCAATTGAATAATTGTTGGGCGGTTTCTTTACCTTTTTGCCCAATCTTTATGGCCTCGTCGTAATTTTCTAAAAGAAATTTAACCAATTCTACTACATGCATGGGATTGCGTTGAATGATAAAACCATTCTCTCCATGTTTGATGAATTGATCAGCATCCTGATGCGGCGTAGTTAAAATACAACAACCTGAAAGCATGGCTTCGGTTCGCGAACGCGGCATCGGGCTTTCGCGCGTAGGATTAAGATAAAGCAGACTCCGGCCTAAAAAATTGCGATATTCATCCCAATTATTGGCAATCCAATCAACCGTGATATGGCAATGATAAATACCTTCTTCCAATAAATAATCTCTGATCGCCTGCATAAAAGTACGGTCATAATATTTATCCAATCCGCCGGGGCCAATCATGGTCACTACGCGCGGCTCTTTTGGCAGATCCCACCATTCTTGCGGATTCAGACCGTGCCAGATTGGCGTGCCAAATCCCCATTGTTCGGCCGCCTTTTTTGAGTTTGTTATCACATAATTGCCTTTAATTTCTTTTTTAGCCAATTCAATCAATTCTTGGCTGATACCGTCGCAATCTTCGCCAAATTCATTTTTAGCCGGAAATCGCTCAGGATAATATGGCGTGCCATGGCAAATAACAATTTTAGGAATATCCTGTATCACTTCATTCAATTCCCGATAAAGACTGCCTTTGCCTTTTTCCCACAAAGTTGGCTCAAAGCATTGTTGATCAAAATGTAAAAGCGCAAAATCATATTTACCCGGCTCATAATGAGTCACCCAATTGACATTAAATTGTTTCACAATATCGCCGCGCGCTTTTAATCCATATTGCCGGCGATGCTGAATCAACCAATCCCACTCAATCTCGGGAAATTTTAGAATCTCGTAATTATGAGCGAGATGCCAAGGCATTCCGAACGCTTTTAATTTTTTCATAAATTATTTAAATCATTTTGATTTTTATCAATTTCCTTTTGACATTGATGACGAAATTGTGATGCTTTAATGCAATCAACAAAATGCGCTTGCCAGCGTCCATCAGGAAGTTGAATAATGGGAATAAATTTACCATTTTTTGTCACACCAAACATAATTTTTTTATCACATCCGCGACATCTTATATTTGTGCGTGAATCATCAACAATAACTCGAGCTCCACTAATTAAATCGAGATATTTTAATTGAAAAGTTCCGCATGCACTCATACTCCCATTTTAAATAATTGAAATTTTGACTCAATAATATCCTGCCGTCGTTCGCGCGTCTTATGTGTTGAGCAAAGCGTGACGGCCGTGACATCCTCGCAATATTCAAATTTAAAACCGGCAAATTCATAGCGCTCTCTTAATTCTTGACTCATGCCGCCATATCTAGTAATCCTCTCGTTGCAACCACTCATCTTGATATAATGCTCGCGCAGAATCGCGCTAAAATTTTCTACAAAATTCTTTTTCCCGGCGCCTTTATCTCCAAAAAACCAAATCTTCTGTTTGTGAAGCGACCCATTCGGCAGACTTAAATGTTTGATAAATTTTTCAACAGCATCTGGCGCCGGCAACATCCGGCTATCATTAAAAACTAAAATTTCGCCATCTGCCTCAATCGCGGCTTGATTGCGTACGCGCGCGAGATTATATCCATCTTCTTTATCCTCTATGGCATATATCTCCACCGCTGAATAAGTCTGTTTTTCAAGAGCCTCTTTGATTTTGTAAAGTTGCTCCACTCTATCCTGCGTAAAAGGCACAATCACCGTGACTAATGGCTTTTCATAAAAAATCTTTTTATAGAGTCGTCGATATTCCAGTGCCATTTTTTTCTCGGTCATATTCTTCACAGTACTCCAAGCATTCTGCCGCAATTTTTCCGCCAAGGCTTCATCAAAAATAAGTTTATTCATGGCCGCTTTTAATGCCTTGGCATCTCCAAACGGCACGACCAATGCATTAACTCCATCCTCGCATATATCAGCCGCCTCTCCGGATGATGTAGTCACAACCGGCACGCCACAAGCCATGGCCTCCAACAATGGCAATGTTCCCTCTTCTCTTCCATCATTGGAATTGCCGACATAAACCGACATCGTATAATATGCCTCAATCCGCTCGCTATCTTTACAATCCATGTAATCCAAATAAAGATTGTTTTTGTCATAAATGCTTAAACTGTCCCAATAATCAACTTTATCCATTTTACCCATTATCAAAAGTGGAAAACCAATCTCTCTGGCCGCGCAGGCTATTTCTTTTAATCCTTTCCACGGCACAATCCGGCCGACATAGCCGAACATTTTATCTGAAGGAAGTTTTTGATTGAATTCAAAAAATTTTAAATCAATACCGTGCTGAATTATTTGCACATTCTTATAGTCGGCCTTTTCCAATATTCCTTTGGCCTTTTTGGTATGGCAAATGTGTTTTTTTATACCCAATTTATTCCAATCCTCATCTAAAAGATTTTTCTGATTATGATGAGTTAAAATTGTCTTTTTATCTTTCAACGCTGGTATGGCTTTGATAAGTTTCTGCGCCGTATTCCAATATTGAAAATGCACAATATCTGCCCAATCCAACTCGGCTTTGATTTTATCAATGGATTCCTTTTCTTCGGCGTCACGCGGATGAATGTACACCATTTTAATATCCAAATCGCCATTGTGTTTGATAATGGACTTGCTTAATTTTCCTATTGCCCAATGTTCAACATCAGGAATCATTAAAATTTTCATAATTTTTTCGCTTCCACGATTAGTTTGTAAATATTGTCTTTAAATTCAAAATTAATGAATCCGGCATTAAGTAAATTCAAAGTCAAAATTTCTTTGGTAAAATGAGCCAAATGATTATCAAAAGGATGTTTTTGCGCGCCGCTAAATGCCACGCGCCATCTATCCGGATGAATCTTGGCTATACCGCCGCAATGCCGGCAATTTGAATGGGCTTTATATTCTGCCATGTTGGCGGCTTTTCTTGGCACGCAAAAACAAATTTCATTTTTAACATACATTTCGCACATTGCCCCGATATCCGGCACCTGCAATTTTAGGATACCGCCCGGCGTTAAAATACGATATAATTCTTTCAAAACATTTTCCGTGATTTTAAAACTTAAATGTTCCAAGCATTCCATCATCAAAATTTCATCTGTTAAATTATCCTCAAATGGATAAGGAAACAAATTTAAATAATGCCGAATATCAACATTTGGCAAATCCAAAGCGTCCACATTTAAATATCCGTCTATTCTTTTATTGTGAGAGCCGATGTTGAGTTTCATATTTGGATTTGCTGGCTATACAAAATAAATAAATGCCGTCTTCCGTGTCGCTTTCGCTCATATATTCAATTTCCATAAAATTGCCTTTAAACATTTTTTCCAGCGCCTGTTCAGTAAAACGCCAGTAATCACCATAATCCTGCGTCCCGTGCCATTTCTGTGCCTTTGGGACCACGATAATCACCCGATCAGTCGTTATTTTGCATAAATTATCAAAAGCCACTTTAAAAGTAAAAATATGTTCAATTGTGGTGTGATTAAAAACCACATCAAATCTACCAATCAATTCATCTGATAAATATTGGCTTTCTAAATCCAATACAATATCTCCCTCTTGCCATCCATATTGCGGCGCGAATTTCATCAATTCTTGATTTGACCAGATTCGGCATTTCATGGCCATAATTCTTTTAATTTATCAACCAATTCAAAATCATAATCCTCAATCTGTTTACGATTGATTTTGTTGGCTTTTGCCATTTCCATTGTCTTCTCGAATTGAAAAAATCCATGCATCCCGACAATCAAATTGCTGGTAAAAGTATGTTTAACAATTGCAGGTAGTCGCCAAGCGGATGTTTCCGGCCGCTCGCGATCTAAAGAATCAATATTCTTCCTGATATTTTCAATTGCATCTTTATGATATAAGACAGGAGAACACACTCCAGTATTATTTTTGTAAAAATCAAAACAATGAAATTGTGTCATCAAACAAAAATGTCCAGTTTCTAATTTCATGATATTTTTATTCACAATTATATCGGCATCAATCCTCAAACAGGTCTCATCTGCCATTAAAATGAATCTTTTATATTTTTTAAACCATTCTTCCTGCTCATCCAATAAAATCACTTCAAAGCCATAACGCCGCAATTGCCAACAGCAGATCTCGGTCGTTTTTTCTCTTATGCTTGTGACGAAGGCCTTCATAATTTAATTTTATACAAAAGCAATTTTTTAAATCCGCAAGATTTGACCTCGTAGCAATTCAACATCTTATCAATATTCCAAACCCACGAACCATTATGGCAATTGTGCATCTTCGCGCCGCAAGGATAATTATTTTGATTATGTTTTTTGCCGGTACTTTCCCAAAGCCACACTTCCTTTTTGGCCACCCGGCATAATTCACGCAACGCTTGATCTATTTCGGCCGGTTCAACATGTTGCAAAACTTGAAATGTATAAACCAAATCAAATGATTTGCTGATAAATGGCAGATTGATAATTTCACCGCATGCTACTTCAACCCTTGGATATTTTTTGCTCACATATCTGCTTAATTCCAAATTAATATCCAATGAAAAATATTTAACAGACGCGAAATTATTTGATAAGTTTCCGATTAATCTGCCTGTGCCGGCGCCTACTTCCAAAACAGAATCAAATTTATCGCCAATTTCATTTATCACTATGCCAATAGATTGATCGCCATTTTTATCATAACACAATCTCAATTTTATTCCAAGGAAAAAATCCATATCGAGCGTATCGCGGATGCAATGGTAATTCGGCCTTAGCCAAATTCACGCCGGTAAAATATTCAAATGTGCTTTCGGTGAAAAATCGTCGGTGAGTAGGATCGCGCCACGCGCCATCAGATCCAGCCATCGGCACAGAACCCTCGAGTATGCCGGCCGGCTTAAGCACTCGCCAGCATTCATTCAAGACCACTTCCAAATCATCAATATGCTCCAAAACGCTGTTGGCTATAATATGCACGGCACTGTTATCGCAAAATGGCAATCCTTGTTTTTCAATATCGCGCACGATGTCCACTTTGGGATTTCCCTTACCATCAATATATTGCGAAATATCAATGCCAATGTATCCTTCTTTTTTAACGCGACCGCAACCAATATCCAATTTTAATTCTCCGCAATTCATATTTTTTCACCTTTCGCTTCGCCTCTAAATTCATCATTGGACGCCAGCATTTGAATCAAAAATTTTGGCGTATATCCCGCTTCTTTGCTAGCTTCCACCAGTGCGTTTAAATCTTTCGGCAAACATTTGCCGCCAAATCCGGGTTTATCAGGAAAGACCATCGTGTGCATCGCGTCCACGCGCGGATCTAATGCCCATCCAGTGCGCACCTCATAATAATCCACTCCTAATGCCTTACAAATCCGACTCATTTCATTAGCAAAGATGATTTTGACGCCAAAATAAGAATTTTCCATGTACTTGATCACTTCTGCTTCTTTGGCGCTTACTTGATAATATGTTTTCTTCGGTCCCAAAATCGGCACCAATAAATCCAAAACCGCAGAAGTATCTTGCTTATCGCCGCCGAGAATCAAAAACGGCGTTTTGGCCATATTGGTCTGAAAATCATATGGATGCTCATAAGTACTCTCGCCAATATATTCAGGACTAAAAATAATGCGCTTGGCAGTTTCTTTTTTCAATTTATCCACTGTACCGGGCGTGACGGTAGATTTAATAAGAATCAATTTTGCTTCCAATTTTTTAACAGATCCCTCAACAATGCTCGTATCGCATTTTTTTGTCTGTTCATCCATCGATGTAGGCACGCAAATTATTGCCAATTCACAATCCGCAAAATTATTTTCTGGCCATATCTGCACAATAGGTAATTCTCCTATACTCGCCGGATAAGGATCAAATATAATCGTTTCATAATGGTCTTTGACCATGTTATAAGCGGCCTTACCTACATATCCGAATCCAATGATCGCAATTTTCTTTTTCATAATTATTTATTTTCTTTTTTGTCTTCTAATTTAACTCTTTCAAATTCTTCCGCAATATAGGTGGCGGCCGTGCCGGCATTTTCAATTTCGCCTGTCAAAATGCCAAATAAAAAATCAAATTGTTCATCTGATATTTCCAGCACGCCATCTTTTTCTTCAACATCATAAAGTTTTTCAACTATTTTGGAATACATCTTGCGCTGTTCCCAAGTTTTGACTTTTGCCTGTGATGTGATATTGAGTATTCCCAACAGATTGGAAAAACCAATTTTTATCGGATTAAAATCCGGCTTGTCTAAAACACTTTCAATCTTTTTGTCATCCATCCCCTGCACTTTTAATCGTTTAATATTTTCCTTGTAACTTTCCTCCAAATTTTTCACAAAATAGGAAGGATATTTGACACCCTTTAAATCGATTGTTTTCATAAACAATAAATTATAGACCTTAAAATGGCCTTTATTTAATTTTTTTAGCTTTAAAAAACCAGCCGGTATCTGTCAATAATTCGTGCAAATCTTCAGCGCGGTCAAATTTAAATTTTTCTTTGAACCAAAAATCGGCTAAATTTCCATCATGTTCCGGTCGGCGGTGCGTCACATGTTCAATTGAAAATCCGGTTTCATCCAGCAATTTTGTCGCGCCGTGGATTGTATAACGCAAATAATCCTTGCCGTGCGGTGGATGAATCGGATAAATAAAAGGAAAGGAAATATACAAAATTCCGGCATTTTTTAAAACACAATTAATGTTTTTCAATGCTTGCACCGGATTAAAAATATATTCCATCACTTCCAAACAAAAAGCCATATCGGCGTTATGTTCATTCAAACAGTTTGTATAATCAAAATTTAAATCACATACAAAGTCAGGAGTTTGTTTGCATTCATGAGGTTGTGTCAAATCCAAAATCAGATATTCTTTGACATTCCAGCTCTTTGTACGGTCTTTAATCGGCAATTGACTGCCGCCAATATCAATCACTTTATCTGCTTTGATATCCAATGTTTTGAGCCATTTTTCTAATTGTTGACGCGCGACTGATGACATATTAAGATATTAATTTTCTTTAATCAGTGGAGGCAAGGCATCTCAGCTTGCACGCTTCGGCTCTGCTCGGCAGGATAAGTCGCCGCGACTTGATATCGTGTATCCTGCACCCAGCGTCTATACTTTCGCCACTCCACTGATTAAAAAGAACTAATGATTATTGCATCACTAAATTAAAAAGTCCTAAATATTCTTTGCCCATTCTATCAATGCCTATCAATTCATCTGATAATGCTAAAATCTCCGGCGTGCCGCCAGAATTACCGGATAAACACAAATCAATTTCACACCCGCATGCGCGCGCTTCAAGAATCGTATTTGAGCAAGCGTCATTGTAATATGGCGCAATCAAAACAGCACTGGTCTTGTAAATTTCCGCCATCCTGCGCGGATCATTAATTTGGCCTAAATATTTGATTGGCTCATCAAAAGCTCCAAGTTTATAGCGATTGATAAAATCATCGCCATAAAGTTTCACATAATCGCTAAAATTGCCAACGACTATCAATTCCAATTCATGATTATCAGCAGTCATCCAATATTCTCGGAAAAAGAATTTTGCTTCTTGCCAGCGTTTATTTTCATTGGTAGAACTCCGCACATAAAGATATTGTTTGTAATTGTCAGTCCTATTATCTTTATTAAAAATATCGCGATCCACGCCATTAAAAATCACCGCGCCATCAACGCAGGTTAATGTCTTAACATAATTCCGCGCCCATTCGCTTTGATAAACTACCACATCAGCCATTTTTGAATAATCTTTTAATCTGCTGATAGCCGTGCCGCGATTGCGATAATCCTCCGGAATATTATCGACCCGGAAGATAATTTTTTTGCCCAATTTATTGGCTAATTCAACCTCGTCTCTCCCAACCATTGTCGGGCCGCAAATAAACATGATATCGCAATCTTCAACCGAATGAGCTATTTGCACATCAGTTTTAATCGCCTTCAAAAGATTATTCAAAAAAGTCCAACCGCCGCCAAGTCCATTTTTATTGAGATTGGGAATATACATTCTCATAAATATGTTTCAAAAAAGATTCTAATTGATCCCATAGTTTAAATTTCTCTATCTCCCAGCTATGACCCCACAGATGAAAATAATCACCATACTGGAATAATCTGTACGCTTCTTTCAACCAATCAGGTTTATTATATTTCGGCGTTTCGGGATAAACATGCACCGTTGTTCTGATCCGATATGGATCATCGGGCAAAACAAAATTTCCAATTGCCGTCGTTCGCGCGTTTTCAAAGCCGACTTCTTTTACTGCCAATATCGTCGTTTCATCATACCGGCCGCGCGGATAAGCGAAACTTTTAATCTGTTCTCCTATCAATTCTTCCAACCAAATTTTATTTTTTGCAATTTCCCGCAACTGTTGGTCATAAGTAAGCGTTTTCATGTCAATCGGATGAGTGACAGTATGTCCTCCAATTTCAAATCCTTTTTGTTTTAATTCCACAATATCTTCATCTCTTAAATCTCTTTGTGTCCAAAAAGTCGGAATGTAGAAAATGGCCGGAATTTTATATTTCAATAGCAAATCGGATAATCGCAAATCATAAAAACTTCCATCATCCCAGCTTGTTACAATTTTTTTATCCATGTCTTAATGAGATTAATGTATTGTTTAATATCTTCGGCTACTTTCAAAGAATTTTCATATCCCTTTTTGACATTCTCCATCTCGGCTATTTTATATGATAATTCAGTGATTATTTTGTAATTCTTTTCTTTTTCATTTTTAGATTGTTGTTCTTTTAATTTTTCGCGCAAGTTTTCAATTTCGGCATTAATTTTTGTCGCATTTTTACAATTCTCAAAAAAGCCAATATCACAATGAATTTCATCTAAAATTCTTTGTTTTTTCTTTAAGATTTCATGATAGAAAAACAAAGTTTTCATTTGCCGAAAAAAGACGACCGGATTTAATAACTGCATAAAATTATTATTTAAGAATAATTATTTTTGTTTCTTTGCCTTTTTTAAATGCCTCTTTTTTAGAACTGACCAATAAATCAATTTTTGGATATCCATTTTTTCTTGCCATTCTATCCGCTATACGATATTGAATTTCATCCACTTCAATCAAAGTTCCGAATGGTAACCAATTGGCCGCGGCGATATTTTCTTTGGCCGGGCAAATATCCGTGCCATCGGCTGTCAGACAAGGCGTGTCGTCTGTCTCATCTGTGGAAGCCGTAAAATGCGAAATTATCGCCTCTTGCGCCAACCCCGGGCGGTTAGTTTCTCTTTCCACCCGAGGCGCCGGCACAAGTAGCTTTCCGCGATCCCCAGCCAAAGCCAAAGAAGCGAAAATATATAAAATCACCAGCATCATCAAAAAAAATAAAATTTTCAAAAAATATTTCATAACAAAGCGGCTTGAAAAGCATTTGTTAAATCAATCTGCCTGATTGTAAAATCCATTCGCTGTGGTCGCCTTGGCATTTGATACCAATAAAGCGTCCGATTATTTTCATCCGTCCATCCTTCAACTTCCACATCAAATCGTTTTTTAATATCCCAGATGCGCGCGCCTACGCGCGAAAGCGACAATCCAGGACCGTAAATACGATTGACTATCTCGTCTGTTCGGTGCGGTTCTCCGTCTGACAAAAGCTCATACAGCCTTTGAGTCTGCGAAATTTTGATGATTGGCTCGGACATATTTTTTCGCCAATTTGGCTTTTAATAATTCAATATGACTACAACGCCTTTTGAATTGATAAGCCTGACAAGTGCATTCAAACCAAGTGAGATGATCCGTAACCCGGTAATATCTGCCTACTTTTGTGCGCGATCTGACTTGATAAATTGTTGGCATATTCAAAGTAATTTCGTATTTTTGAGTATACCTTTGGCCTCCAAATCCGATCTCAACCCGTCCAAAATTTTTATTACCGCCGCCGCTTGCGGCGGCCTTACTTCCTTACTTACTTCCTTACTTACTTCTGCACCCACCTGCCTGTCGCTTGCCCGACATCTGCCTGCCACTATGTCTTTTGGTGGCTGTGGAAAAGTCGATTTTATCAGTCGATCCTCCCTTAAAATCTGATGCTTTCCCCAATTCTTTAACTGAATATAAAATTGGCCGTCAACCGAATAATAAATGAAATTCATCACTTTGTTGATAATTTCCTGCAATCCGTCAAAAATCTGCTCCAGCGTCATTGTTTCGTAGGGAAATAATGAGCTTTTAATGACCGCCGGGTGGCCGTTTAATCTGCCCTCATCATCGGCTTGGGTAATACAACCGATAAAAATAAGTTGAGCCAAAGGCGAAAGTGTGCCAAAATCCGGGTCCTGCCAAATTGATGGTTGGATTGTTCGTTTGCGTATTGCCAT